TATATATCTTAATCAGTTTATATCATTTTTTGATAAAAACCCCGAGGAATTAAAGATGTTAATTGGTGATGTAGATAAAGATGAATTTTATCTTAAAATCACTGAGCAATGTTATACTAATGTCGAGAAGGGTGAGGACCCTTCTTTGACAAGACCCCAAATCCTTGAAATAATCGTTGAACTTAGAAAGAGTGAAATTACTATCATTGAAGAAACTAAGATTTACGAAATCTACCAAAAAACAAAATTCGGAAACATTTGTTTAAATTAAATTTGGTAATATGAATGGTATTTACTACTTTTGTATTATAAATTTAAAACAACAAAATATGTTATACACTCCCGAGTTAATTAAATCAACCGCACCGTCAGTATTTGCAACGTCCCCATCTCAAAAGATGTCGGATAAGTATGTTTTTGTACCAACATTTGAAATTCTTGAGAATTTTGAACGTGAGGGTTGGCAATTATCGTCTGTTAAACAAACAGGTCGTGGTGAACATGGTGTTCACGAATTAAGATTTCGTAATGGGGAATTACCTAAAGTTGGTGATTCAATCGTAGAGGCAATCATCCGTAACTCACATAACGGATTGGCGACATTCTCAGTTAGTGCTGGGCTTCATAGATTAGTATGTAGTAACGGTTTAACGGTTCCTACGTCACTTTCTGAGTCATTCAACCTTAGACACCAAAGATTTGATTTAAATGAAGTAAAACAACTTACAGAGAGTTTTGCGGGACGTTTACCAGTAATCCAAAGGTCAGTAGACAGAATGATGAATAAAGAACTGACTCTACCTGAGAAAATTCAATTCATTAAGAAAGCTATCAACACTCGTTGGAAGACTGGTACTGTACCCCCAACTCTTGATGTTATGGAGATTATGTACCCTAAACGTGAGGAAGATAACAAGAATGACTTATGGACGGTATTCAATGTGGTACAAGAGAAGTTTATTAAAGGTGGTCTTGAGTATCAAACACAAAGAGGTAGAAAAACATCCTTAAGAGGTTTAAGTAGTATTATGGCGGTTAACCAAGTTAATACCAAACTTTGGGAACTTGCGGAAGAGATGTGTTAATTTAAATGGGGGTAAATAACCCCCATTCATTTATTTTAAACTATGAAAGAAATTTACTCATATACTTTAACGGATTATACCACGATAAAATTCGAGGACACTAATGATTTATGTTTTGATAAATATGAGACTGATAATCTGTCGTTTGATTATGGACCATCACCAGGAAGAATATTATCAACCGACAGTTGGGATGGTGGATATTATGGTAAATTCAAACAAAAACAAGGCCCCGTTATTGAAGACGAAGAAGAATATATTAAAAACTATGGTAACCCTTTATGTACTGTAATGATGTATAGAAGAACTATTGTTGTTACTGAGAAAGATAATAAGATTGCTTTAAAAATATTTACATATAACCGAGTTAGACATAAGGCAACTAAATATTTCAGAATATCAACAAGAGTTGATTTCCTAACATTTAATCATAAAACAAATTCATTATACTCGGGTTATCTTCACGACTATCATAAGAAAAGAAAGTGTCGTAAAAAAATCAGAAGAGGTAATTTTGCTGAGGACCCAATTAATCGTTGTCGTTCGTTAATAAATAATTTATTGGGGGATTACGAAAGAAAAGTTATTGAGCCTAAAATTTGGGAAAGGTCTGATTTGGTTAATCATATCATTAATGTTTTTATTAACTCAATTCCTGGTACTGAAAAATACCCTGAGTTAACACCTGAATTAAGATTGTATAAACGATACTTAGATTATTCGGGAATTAAATTCTCAAATAATTGGGGGTCATTTATGTTATACAACCCACAACCTAAAAAAGTTGAGTTGGTTAAGAATGGCATGAAGTATATTGATACTGTTATTAGTAATGCGGGTCTCAACGGTGATAAACTTAAACGTGTATTACATAAGGTAAAACAATGTGATTTTACAACATTGAATTATACTTATGAGGTTTTTGGTAAGAATTTTATAATGTCACAAAATGATGATATTATTAAGAAAATGATTGAAAACCCCGTAGTCAACGGTGTGGGTACCCAAGTTAATTTTACTAATAAGGAAAAACAAAACTCGTTTGATATCTTTAAGTTAGTGTTAGATGGACAAATAAATTATAATACCTTCCATGACCATTTAAACTTTCATAATTTTTTAAATAATTTAGAAACAATTAAGTGGAAGTCGTCAAACTACGAAGAATTTATGAACGAACACTTTGAGTGGTCAGAGAAAAAAGCGTTCTACACATCAGGGGATTTTAAACGATATTATAGTGAGAAGTTTAAGTCAGAAGTTGAAAGACCGTTATTGGGGATTAATGTTCATTTCCCTGTTTTATTAACCACTAGTAAAGAATATAATAAAGAGTCATTCATACAATCTAATTGTGTTAAAACTTATATTAAGACACCACACTCAATTATTGTCTCATTAAGAAGAGATGTTGTTGATTCAGAAGATAGGGCAACTATCGAATACTTTATTAAGTATAGTGAAGGTAAAGTGGTTGGTTTGAAGAGAGTACAATCTTTAGGACGATTTAACTACAACTTGGGGGATAGTTGGTCAATTATTTTAGAACAACTTGATAGAAGAATGGATGGTTTGGTTAAAAAGGAATTATTTACCTTACCTGAGATAGAATCTAAATTTGGTTATAAAACAATTAAAAGTAAATTAGTTGAAATTGGGCCAAACCAATTCTTTGATGTTCATATTCATAGAGGTAGTGAAACTAGGTTAGATTGGGATGATAAAATGATTTATAGTGTTAACTCAAGACAAACTATTATTGATGAGGATGTTGTTGTTGGTAATGATTTACTAAATATGATTAATGAATTAGAATTTTAAAATGAAAGAAATACCTTTATTTTGTATTGAAATGTTTACCAAAATGTATGGGATTTTCCCTAGTTTTGTTGAAGTAAGGCCACCGTATTCGGAATTGGCTATTAAGACGGTGGTTAAGAAATCACATTTATTATGGTACAACGACTTTGTTAATTCGGAGGGTATTGTATCAACTCAAGACATGTTATATGAATACGATTCAACAGGAGTTTTGTTGTATTTTAAAAACAGTACGGATATATTTATATTAACAAAACCCGACAAGAAAAGTATTGTCGAGTTTTTCATACATAACTTAAAAAAAATAAAATAAACTATGGAAATTACACAAGAATTATTACAGGAAAAAATTAACAACGGAGAAAAATTAGTCGTGGACTTTTGGGCACCTTGGTGTGGTCCTTGTAAGATGATGAAGCCTGTTTTTGAGAAAGTTGCCGAGAAATATCGAAATGAAAATTCCGATGTTCAATTATATACATTGAACGTTGAAGAGAATAAGGAATTTTCTGCTGAGTTAGGCATTAGAGCTATCCCAACAATTAAATCTTTTAGTAATGGAGAAGAAAAGTTCTCAAGGCCAGGATTACAAATGGAGGCTCAAATAAACGATATTGCAAATAATCTATTAAATGGATAAGATATTAATTCTTTTCACTATGGATGGTTGTCCATATTGTGAAATGATGAAAGAACAGTTGGATGCTATTGATGCTGATTACGTTGTTAGAGATATTAATGAACATGAAGAGGAGTATAATATGTTTGTTGAAATAACAGAAAATGACTTTGTACCTGCTTTTATGATTGTAGAATCACCTGATGAAAATCCTAACACTATGTTATTTGTACCTGATAGAGATTTTGGTGAAATTGAAGAAGGTGTTAAAATAATTAAAGAACATTTTAATTTATAAAAATCCCTCACGGGGTTTTTTTGTATATTTGTAATATGAATTTAACTTTTAAAAAAGATGGGGTTACCCATCATCCTGTAAGGACCTGGGAATTAGCTGACGGTAATTATATTAATATTTACCAAGGTAGTCGTGGACATAATCCAGAGTTAGATTTTATTGTTAAATACAAAACTGAAAAATCTAGATTAAGAGCACCATCTCATACTCATTGGATTGTTGACTTACTTTTAAAATGTGAACATAACCCGAATTGGGTTAATTTATATGTAACAGAATGGTTAGAGATATATAATGTTGCAGAACCCTTCAACTCAGTAGAAGAACGTAATAACTATAATTTAATCTATAATGATTATTTTACCGAAAAATATGATTCATTACAGAATTTAGGTGTCTTCTCCATTGAATTCTTATCCGCAATGATTGAATTGTTTATTAAGTGTGAAAAACAAACACCAAATGCTTTCATGTTTAAAACCCTTTTAGTTTTAATTAAAGATTATTGTGAGGGTAAAAAGGACTTCTACCAAGTAGTTTCCTATTCTAAAAGAGTTTAAAAAATAATTAAATCTTTTGTTCTATCATGGATTAACCATGGTTTACTACTAATAGGGTTATTTAAATCCTCAGACACATCGTAGTTTAATATGGTGGTTTGAAATTTATTTAAATTAAAATCAAACACATCCAATACCATAGATTTAATTGTTTCTTCCTGATACATTGAATCTGAAATGATTTTTATATTAAAATCATCATCTTGGTTTTTAAGTGTTGATATTTTGAATAATATCTTATTTGAGTTAATCACACGGAATAATTGATTACAGATGTATTCCGAATAATAAAAATATAATCTACCCATACTTAAACTATGTCCGTATGGAAATTCTGACGAAATATTAAGGGGTGAATAAGTGAAGTAACTTAATTTTGTTGTGTCCTCATGACTGAAATCCAATTCAACCATTAACCCTTTATGGTCCGACACAGAGTTATACTCAACGGTATTATCTGACTGAACAAAATCAATCATTTTTTGGTTAAATAAAGGTCTTTCAGTATTATAGAAGGTAAACCAATATTCTTCCTTCTTAACTAGTTCATTATCATATAAGATTAGGTCTACAACATTTATATTGTTATAACCATACTTATTCAAAATGGATTCGTTTTCTTTATAGAACCTTTCTTTAACGTCAGACATATCTAATATCTTAGAAGAACTTGTCATACCGTTTATTACAAAGAATTTACCACAATCAGTTATCTCAACTACCGTATCGTATTTTGTATCTTTGTTTATTTCTTTTAAAACAAAATCCGCGAAATTGTTTACGATTCCTCTATTTGAATATCTATTGATGTAGTTCATTTTTAATAATTATACCAATTAATAGTGAAAATAATTTAGAATATAAATAGAAAAAGGGGTGACAACACCCCTTTTTAGTAAATAGATACTAAGACTTATTTCTTATTGTAGTACTTCTCAACAACTTTCTTAATAGACTCTTGAATCGAGGCGTTATTAGTAGTTTGTGCTTGAGCCTGAGCCAAAGTTTGATTTTGACTACTTTGTTGAGGAGTGGAGACTGTTTGAGTCTGTGTTTGAGTTCCTTTATTTTTACAACCGCATCCCATGGTAGATATATTTAAATATGTTTATTTTTTCTTATAAATATCATCAACTAATTTTTAATGTCAAGAAATTCAAGTTAAATTTATTTTATTTTGAAGTATTTATAAACATGAGAAATAAAGTGAGACTTACCGAACAAGGGTTACGTCAATTAATTAAAAGAATTGTCGAGGAAGTTGATGGTGAATATTATAAAATATCACCAGAAGAATACTTAGACCTATTAAAGTTATCAGGGTATCACGGACGAGGAATAAGCCGATTACCCAAATTCCAAGGGAAACCTTTATGGATAACAGGTGATTTAAAAATAAATAACACATCAACAGATTCTTTAGGAAACGTAGGTTATGTCGACGGTTCTTTAGATATTAGAGATACTAAGATAAGTGATGTATCAAATATTAAGGTTAAACAACATGTATGGGACTCTGGTACTCCAATTGAACGTAAAAGACTAGCCGCAGAATTACAAAAAAAGAAAGATGAGATGGATGTTCTTCGTGATAACGATGAATGGAATGTTAATGATACTGATGAGTTAGGTTTAAAGGCTAATGCGTTATTTAAACATTTAGTTTCAGAAGGTTTAGACTCCTTAGATGAAGAGGGACAAGAAAGATTATCTAACTTAAAAATTCAGTTAGATAAATTACAAGATGAATATAATAACGTTGAAGACTCTGAATTAGTTTCTGACCTATATGATAAAATTACTGATTTAGAAGGGGACATTGAAGGATTAGAAAATGAAAATAATGATGTTTATGTCTTATCACCAACTCGGTATAACACCTATGGTTTACAAAGCTTTGAAGTTTTAAACCCTGAGTTTAAAAATATGGTGTATAGTGTTGGTACCTATGATGAAATGGATGATGCCGCTTTAAATTATGCTAAAAGTTATATTGATGAAGTTGGAATAGATGGTTTTAATCAAGGATTTATTGACGATTATATTGATACTAATTATGTTAGAGGTTATTTTAGTGATTGGTACGAAGATGATGTAAGACAAAATCCTGAAGTTTATTTTACTGAGAAAGATTATGAATTAACTTTGGCTCAAGAAGAAAGAAAAGACCAATTAGAAAATGAAATTTCTGAGTATGAAGAAAAACAAAGTAATTTAGATTTTGACACTGAAGTCCCTGAGGAATTTCATAGAATATATGACCAAATACAAGACCACATCGATTCCTTACAAGAAGAATTAGACAATATAACGCCTGACGATGAACCTACCGAGGAAATGATTGAGGAGAAGGTTGAAAGTATGTTAGATGATGTTGAAAGAAACCCTGTATATTATATTAAAGAATACGGTGCAAATATTAATGATTTTATTGATGAAAATGCTTTAGCCCAAGGACTTGTTGATGCCGACGGATGGGGAATCATGAATAATTATGACGGTCAATATGATGAGGTAACCGTTTCGGGACGTGATTTTTATGTCATGAGAGTCGAGTAAAAGTATTCATTTATTCATAAAGTCTTTGTATATTTTAATAAATGGAAAAGAAACGAAGACATAAAAAAGTAGAGTTCATAATGGATACCGATTGGTTGTTCCAAGGTATCTTAGATGCGGAACAAAAACAATACGTTTTATTAAACTATTTCCAAAAATTAAATAAACATTTGGAACGAATGGAAGTTTATCCGATGTTTATTGAACTATCATTGCATTTAGGTAATATCCAAACATTACTTAATCAAAACAAAATATTATATACCGAAAAAAAATTCTTAACCAATGATGACGAATTAGTGTTATCAGATTTAAAAGTTAAAGATATTCCAGTTCTTGCAGAGGAGGAAGTTTATGAATACCATCAGATTTTAAAAAACACACAACCACAATTATTCGACTACTTCAATTTTGCAAAATCAATTTGGAGTATAGTATATGATTCTGTTGATATTGTTGTTAAAAAAAATAAGGGTAACCTTAAAAGTAATACAGGTTTTTTTTACTTCAAATCAAATAATATTGTCTATGTTTGGCAATATACCACCAAAAAAGTTTATAGGACTAAGAATCAAAGTAAAACAACTACGAAATTAATTTACGAAGGACCACAAGATGGTTTGACAATACACGAAATTATATCTAAATTTTCTAAAACATATGAAAAGAATGAGGAAGTTAATAATCCTGTTTTTGAAATGTTTTGTAAAGATATATTCCCACTTGAGGAAACGTTAATACCAATCTTTAAAAGAAAAGTGTTAGCTTACATTAATCAAAGTGGTGGTAGTAGTAAAAAAACAGTTAAATATATAGAATAATGGGGCTAAACAAAAGATTTATCGACATCGACACTATCAATCGTTATTTAGATGGTAAAGAAAATTTAGATGTATTATTTAAAGCGGATGCGTTTATTTTTATGGATAACACGGCGTCTAAAGTTTATGGGTGGTATACTAAAAAGTTAACTGAAGAAGAAATAAAACTAAAAATAAATGAACTTTATGAATCAACAAAAAATTAATTTGTTATTTTCAAAACTAAGACAACCTATTCACATTGACTATATTTGTAAGGAGATTACGAATGATAGTTATGAAAACACTAAAAAATTACTACAAGAATTGGTAGATAAAGGAAAAATTGAAGAAAGTAAAACAACTAAAGACTATTATGTTATTTCAAAAGAAAACTTATAAGGTACACGGAGTAGGTACTCAACACATAATTAAAGTGTTTGGGTACCCTATTGTAGTTAATCTCGGCGACTATGATATTTGGTTTCGGTTTGGTAAAAACGAGAAAGGATTTAGTCTTACATCTAAACCAAAGTTTTCACTAAGAAATGGTCGTAAGAAATCATTAAAAATTGGTAAATATTACATAACTAAAATAAAATAAAAAAGATGATAAAAATTGAGTACATATGGTTAGACGGTTATACACCAGAACCTAATTTAAGGAGTAAGATAAAAGTAATTGAAGGAGGAATTCCTGACTTATCAGAAGTACCTGAATGGAACTTTGACGGTTCGTCAACAAAACAAGCGGAGGGGTATAGTTCTGACGGTATATTAAAACCAGTTCGATTATATCGTGAGATGAATAGTAGTGATAAAGTATATGTTTTATGTGAGGTAATGAATCCTGACGGAACACCACATGAATCAAATCATAGAGATATGTTAGGTGACGAGGTCAATGATATGTGGTTTGGGTTTGAACAAGAATATTTTATTCAAGAAGGTATTAGTAAACCAATCTTAGGATTTAACCGACCTCACGTTGAAGGACAAGGTAAATATTATTGTGGTGTTGGTAGTAATGTTGTTGGTCGAGAATTAGTTGAAGAACATATGGACTTGTGTTTAAATATGGGTATTGAAATCACTGGTGTTAATGCTGAAGTTGCTTTAGGTCAATGGGAGTACCAAGTGTTCGCTAAAGGTAAGATTAAAGCTGGTGACGATTTATGGATGTCAAGATATTTGATGGAGAAATTATCTGAGAAATACGGATATCATATTAACTATCACCCAAAACCAATTACCTCGGGAGATTGGAATGGTTCAGGATTACACACAAACTTCTCAACAAAAAAGATGAGGGAAGTTGGTGGGGAAAGTTATTTCAAAACATTATTTAATGCTCTTGAATCAAGAAGAGAGCAACATATCGAAGTCTACGGTTCTGATAATAATCTTAGATTAACTGGTAAACATGAAACACAATCAATTCACAAATTTAGTTGGGGTGTAAGTGACAGAGGAGCGTCAATTAGAGTTCCAAGGTCCGTTGCCGAATTATGGAAAGGTTATGTTGAAGATAGAAGACCAGCATCTAATGCAAACCCATACGAGGTTATTAAGGTGATAAGTGATACTATTGATATGGCGGATGAGTTATCGGTTACGTTAAATAATATGTATTCAAACGTTAACACTAAAAATTTTGATGATTTAAAATCTAAATACAATGGAATACCAACCGCAGAAGAACTTTTGGATGAGTACAAAAATGATGATGAATATGAATTATCAGAAGAAATGACCAATTCTAGCGCATATGTCAAACCAACATCAATTGACAATAAAAAATAATAATATGGGTGAGCAGGTAGACCATCCACAACATTATGGGGGTGAAGATAATCTTTACGAAGCCATCAAAGTAATTGATGCTTGGGGTTTAGGTTTCTCATTAGGAAATACTGTAAAATATATCTCAAGAGCGGGTAAAAAGAATAAAGAAAAAGAGTTGGAAGACCTTAAAAAGGCTTTATGGTACTTACAACATCACATTAAAACACTATCTAACAATGAAATGGAATCGTAATGAATGGCAAGGACGCTCAAGAAGACAAGTAAAAAATAATTATAAAGTTTTTGAGTATTCGTTAATTTTACTTATAATTAGTTTAATAATAATTCTTAGTAGTTGTAAATCATCAGAAACAGTAAACTGTGACGCATACAGTAAAATAGAGAACAAATAAAATGACAGAAAATTATATAGGAAAAGTTGTAAATGGTGATTGTATTGGTGTTATGTCAACAATGGATGATAATACGATTGATTTAGTTGTTACATCCCCACCATACAATGTAGGTATTGAGTATGACAATCATGATGATAGACTTAAGATGGATGAGTATTGGGAATTCACCAAGAATTGGTTATCTCAGGTTTATCGAACATTAAAACCTGATGGTCGAGTTGCAATCAACATACCTTATGAAGTTAACGTTCAAGATAGAGGTGGTAGAGTTTTATTCATGGCTGAATTTTGGGGTGTTATGAAAGAGGTTGGTTTTAAATTTTACGGGTTGGTCGACCTTAATGAGGATTCACCTCATAGAAGTAAGACAACGGCTTGGGGTAGTTGGATGTCACCGTCATCACCTTACATTTATAATCCTAAAGAATGTGTAATATTGGCCTATAAAACCGTTTCTAAGAAACAAAATAAAGGTATACCACAATGGGTTGGGGTTATAAATAATATTGAACAGGAAGATGGTTCATTTAAAAAGAAAGTATTGTATACCGATGAAGCCAAAAAAGAGTTTATGGGATTAGTATACGGACAATGGAGTTATTTTGCCGACACCAAACAAATGACCAAAGCGACATTCTCAATGGACATTCCAACAAGGGCTATTAAAATATTAACGTATAGAGATGAGATTGTCATGGACCCATTTGTTGGTTCGGGAACTAGTTTAGTTGCCGCTGAAACATTAAATAGACGATGGATTGGTATTGAAGTGTCTGAAAATTATACGGAAGTTGCTAAAAAAAGAGTTCAACTATTTGTGGATAAGAAAAAACAAATTGAATTAGAATTTAACGAAGAGGGGATTTAACATCCTCTTTTTTGTTTTCATGATATTTATAATAAAAAAATACACATGAAAGGAATGAAACTTACTGAGTCTGAATTAAAAGACAGAATAGTTCAAATTTATAAAGAGGAACAATATAAGATTCTCGAAGAAAAATGGAACAAATTATCTAAAGAAGATAAAATATTTGTTGTTGAATTTGCAAAAGAAATATACCCTGAACAAGCCAAATTAATCAAAGAATCTAAATGGTATAATACCGTTGGGGATATTGTTGGTATCTTTGACCCAACAGGTGTTGTTGATATTGTTAATGGTATTAGTTACTGGAGACAAGGTGATAAATTATATGCACTTCTTTCATTAATCTCTGCGGTTCCTTACTTAGGTGACCTTATCGCTAAACCTGTTATTGGTGTTATGAAATTAGGTGGTGGTGCAGCTAAAGCATTTAAAGCAGCGGCCTTAACAGGTGATGCCGTTAAAATAGCAGGTACTGCAAGAAGAGCTGGTGGACCTATTGCTAAGATGGTTGAGACCGCTCCGAGTTGGGGTGAGAAATTAGTTACCTTTTTAAAAGGTTCTGTTGGTAGAGTTCCTATGTTAGGTTCTGGATTAGTTAAAGTTGTTGAAGAGTACGTTCAAATTTTTGGAAAAGCTGGAAAAGAAATGAAAGCGGGAACTGAAATTGGTAAAGGTGTTATGAAAAGTGAAAAAGCCTTAAGTGCGGTTGAAAAAGAGGAATTACTAAAACAAATGAGTAAAGACCAATCTTTCAGAGGGTTTAGAGATTATAAAGGAGGTTTACAATCAATGTCAAGTAAATATATCTCAGGTGGTATGGGTCGTCTATTTGGTAATAGAGCGACAAGGTCGTTAATGAGAAGAACTAAATGGTATTTAGGTTTATTAGATTGGTTAGGTATTGGTAACTTTGTTGGCCCTGAGGAATTAGAAAATATAGTTCCTAATTTAGAAGAAAGAGCTAATCAATATAGTGAGACACCTGAATCACAAAGTTTATGGAACCAAGAGTTTGCTGCAGGTCAAACAACAGGAAATTCAGTTGTACCATCATTATCTACTGCAACACAATCAGCGTCAACTGTGGTTAAAACAGACGCATTCACATCATTAATTGGTTCACTATTAGGTGGAGGAAAAGCGTTAGTATGAAAAAATTAATTAAAGAAAGTGGTATTAGGGATATCAATAAGTTAGCTAAACGTTATTCTAAAGCTGAGATTTATTTTCACCAAGATTTAGATGGTGTGACAACCGCAATTGCGATGAAAAAATACCTTGAGGATAATGGGATTAAAGTTGTTGATGCTCACGTTATTCAATATGGGGACAAAGAGTTCTCTGTAAAGAAGAACGATGCTCAAGGTGATATTATGCCAGTACTTGTGGATTTTGCTCACGGTAAACCAATGTTTGTTATCCATACAGACCACCACGATAGACAAGCGGGTGCGGAAGATACTAAATCAACTTCATTTAGAAGTTCACGTTCAAATGTTGAAACAATATCTCAAGTTGTATCACCTAATGAAATATTTTCACCTGAAGACATTCAATTAATATCTATGGTTGACTCTGCTAATTACGCAGCTAACGAAGTAACTGTTGACCAAGTAATAAATTACTTATTCAAATTAGATAAAGAAAAATCTTTAAGTAAAAACAAAACTGCCTTAGGTTTAGTTGCTAATAAGTTATTATTGGCGTTTAAAAATAAACCAGGGTTCTTAGAAGAACTTGTTATGGTTGGTACCCCATCACTTATGAATCTTGTTACTAACATAAAAAGAATCATGATTGAGAAAGGTTACGCCACTGTACCCGAATTACAGAAAAACAAAGAAGGTTATATTGACCAAATGAAAAACCACCATAATGTTAAAATTGAAGGTAACATTATTGTTCAATACGGAGGTGGTAGTATGATGAAACCTGGTTCTTATGATAGATACACACCTTTCAAAAATAACCCTGACGCTGATTTCTTAGTTATTGCTTGGCCATTAGGTTTAGTTCAAGCGTCTTGTAATCCTTATAAAAAAGAACGTGAGTTAAAAGGTGTTAACTTAGGTGAGATTGCTCAGGAAGTACTTGCTAAATGGGAAACACAATTACAAGAAAGACAAATACCCTTATCAACAATTAAATGGATTTCTGAAGGTTCAAAAGGATTTGGTCCTGAATCAGTTGGATTTACATTTAGAGACTTTGTCGCATTATATGGGGACAATTTTAAAACAATGGAGAATGGTAAAGAACATTTAACACAAATTGGTAAAATGATGGAAATTCCTTTTACTGAATTAAGTGAGGAAGAAATGAAAATGTTAGATGGTGTTACGATTAATGCTTGGGATTTAATTCAGGCTAATAGTGGCGGGCACAAATGTATCACTAATATATCGGGTCTTAGTTATTTAGGCAGGTCTAAAAGACCACCAGCAGGAAAGTACAAATATAATGCTGAGTCAGATGATTCTCCTTATGTGAAGTTTACTAAAATGGTTCAAAAAGAATTGGTAAATGTGTTACAGTCTAAAATTAATGAAGGTTAAAAATTAACTTCATCACCGATTTGTAATCCTAATTTTTTTGCGGTACCACCCATAATTTCTAAAATCATATCACCTTCACCACAGTAATTACTACAATCTTCTGTGGTACACGGTTGGCAATTATTATGGATTTCAATTATAGTATTACCATCAATAAAAATAATATCTAATGGAATGATACAGTTTTTCATCCAAAAACAATGTTCATCATCACCCATTAAAAATAACATACCATTAAAGGTATTGTCAAATTTTCTACCCATCATACCCTTTTGAGTATCTTTGGACGAAACAACGGTTTTAACTTTAAATTTATTATTTTTTATACTGATTATCATATCCATAAATATACAATTTAATTAAAATAGAAATTATTAAATAAATTTTATATTAAAAGTAAACTTTTTAAAAAAACATTATATTTATCATTTACGAGCCCAACAACCCCCTTTCTTAAGTTGGTTAATATTTAAACCCTAACAGTGTAAAAATTGTTAGGGTTTTTAATTTTTAATTACTATCTTTGCTTTATGGGAAATCAAATCAACATAATAAATCGTAAAGTTAAATTTGAATATTCATTTATTGAAACTTTAATTGTTGGTATTAAATTGGTTGGACCTGAGGTTAAATCAATTCGTAGTGGTAAAGTATCATTAGTTGATGCTTATTGTTTTTTTGTTGATAACGAGTTAGTGGTTAAAGGAATGAACATTCCTGAATATAAAATGGCGTACACTCACGAACCATTACGAGATAGAAAGTTATTACTTAAGAAAAAAGAAATTATTAAGTTACAAAAAGAACTTGTTAAAGGGTTAACATTAGTCCCGTACAGAATATTTTCAAATGATAGGGGGTTATTAAAGATGGAAATAGTTTTAGGTAAAGGTAAAAAATTACATGATAAGAGAGAATCTATTAAAGAAAGAGATATTAATAGAGAAATTATGCGTGGTATTTAAAAATTTTTTGTATCTTTGTATTCACAAACACCGATACTATGACAGAGACATTAACCCAAAAAGAAATTGCAAAAACTAAATATCAAGACGCTAAACGTATTGCTTTAAGAAGTTATGACCAACGAAAGTTGGCGACTGATGATAACCAAAAAGTTTTTGAAGGTTTTTATAATGATATGGTTAAAGTATCTCCAGATTTTGAATTGGTTAAGAAACCAAATTCTGCGGACTATAAAGTTTGGATTGATAATTTTCCTGTAGAAACATTTACATTAAACTATTTTGATTGTGAAATTAAATACACAGGTAAATTACCTGAAGTAGTGTCAAGTGGTAAAGTTCGTATTGATGTTAGTGAACAACATGTTACCCCAAGAGGTTCTTGGAGACAAAAAAGTTTGGGGTTTAAAATTAGAACTTCATTAGATTATACTGAAGGTCCATACTACAAATCAGGTAGAAATGTTGCTAAGAAAGTAATTGAGTATGTTGATTCTTTATGGGAGCAGGAAAAGGCTCGATTACTTAAACAAGATATTAGAAGTCGTGCTTTTAGAGAACTAATGAGTATGTTTAGATTTTCAATCATTGATTTTGGAACACCAACAAAACAAAACGAATTTAATTTCTTTACAGTAACTAATCTTAATAGAACCAAGATTGTTTTAGGGTACAGATATGATTCTGTTAATGATAAGATTGAATTTATTAATAAAGAGATTATTGTACCAAAAGAATTTAATTTAACTTATTTAGTAGAAAAATTAGGAGAATTGTAAAAAACGCCGTATATTTGTAGAAACAATTAAAGATATGAACACACAGACATATAACATCAGAATCGAGAACGAGAAATTTGGTAAACTTTTGAATGAAACGTTTATTGACGGAATCCAATTCAAATTATTTTTGAAGATGGTTAGTGGATGTTTGGAGTTAAAGAATGATTTAACATTCTTCAACGGAATCGATTTCTTAATCAACATTCCTTACAAATTTTTGAAGGATTCAATTATTGTTACATCAACTAATGAGTACAATTTGGCTGACCACGCGAAAAGCAAAATTGAGGCTTTAGTTACTAAATAATATAAATTATGAGTATTGAGACAGGGTTATTAATATCAATTTTAGTATCACTTTATATCATCTATAAGTTTTGGAAAAAAATTCTTAAAACTTTGTTGATTATAACAGTACTTTCTTTCACTTTTTTAGTAATTAAAGTAAAGAGTGTTTACGACAAACTAATGTCGAAAGAGACTACTGAAATATCTAATAAAATAACTATTAACGAGAAACAACTTAATGAAGTATGGGAACTAACTACTACAGAATACCAAAATCATCTGAAATAGTAATCAGATATCAAAAAATGTCCGATAAAATTACTCGATTAGACATATGGAATGTGAGTGACATCAGTGACTTGTTTTCAACCATACCTGTTAATAGTTTTGAAAGAACCAACCCATGGGAAGAGTTCATTAACGGGTTAAAAATTCATTTAGGTAAACGTAGTTCAGGATGGAAGTTCTGTTGGAATTTCCACGACAACGAATACTTTTCAAATAAAGAAGAATTGTTTAAATTTATTCGTTCTGGACGTGTGGTTAATGAGTATGGTGAATTACAAGATAATGAAGAGTTTATCAAAATGGCATTAGACTGGGGCCAACCTGATGGTAATATCGTGACTCACGAATATGTTTCAGAACATATGTCTTTCATTAGTGATAAGAGTAGTTTTGTTGATAAAACGGTCGACGGTCTTAGAGTATCGCCTGTTAAAGACTTCGCGTAATATATTGTTTCCTTGTTTAGAAAAATAAGGTGGTGGAACCTGACATATCCTGTCGGCCCTAAAGGAGACTTCGGTCTCCTTTTTTATTTAAAATCAAAATGAATATATTTATTGATATAAAATATTCTAATGGCGATATCAGTTAATTATAATCTTACAACACTACCTTTAGCCTTAAAAAAAGGCAATTTTTATTTAGGTGTTGGAGATGTTGGTAAAGGACCAACTAGTGGAACTAGTTATTACCACGGTATAACACCTGTTCTTGGCGGATACACATTATATGTTACTCGAAGTGGTACTAACCAACCTAAGATATACACCGCATCAACTGACTCACAATTAATACTTTTAACTAATACTTTATTTGGACAAACATTTACCGTAATATCTCAATGTAATAATTACTTTATAAGTAGGTCCGATACCAAGGATGGGGAGTATAAAAGAAATTATTATAATGATGAAGAGAGTGCTCAAGCATTTTATGTATCTTTAATTAATTAACGATATTTATTATTAAAACTATTATGGGTAAAGATATTATTATTTCAGAAAAACAATTAGAAACACTAGTTAATGGTGTTAAAAAAAGAAATATACAAGAACACGGAGAAGAAGGGTCTTACATGGCAAAACAACAATTATTCACTATTGCAACATTAGCACACGCTATGTGGGAGAAAATGGAACAAGGTGAACAACTTGAGGATTGGATGGAAACTAAACTTGCTCAGGCCGAACAAAGTATTGTTACTGTTGTTAAGACATATATGTATGATGAATTTGAGTCTAAAGACTCTGAAGGTATGGGTAAATTAAATTACGATGAAATAGTAATTGGTAAATAATAATTAAAAAATACTTTGACATTTAAAGACCTTTGTTTTATTATTAAGACAAAGGTTTTTTTATGAGTAAAATTATAGTAACAGGAGGTTTAGGTTTTATTGGGTCACACTTTGTAAATTATGTTAGAGAGAATACAGACCATGAAGTATTAATTATTGATAAACTCACATACGCAGGTAATCCTAATAATATTATATTACCAACCGCATATCTAAAAAAAGATATATGTGATATAACACCTGAGGATTTAGGCGACTACGATTACATAGTTAATTTTGCTGCCGAGTCACACGTTGACAATTCAATCAAAGACGGATTACCATTTGTTAAATCAAATGTACAAGGGACTTTCAATATGATTGAGGTAGCAAGAAAAAACAAAAATCTAATTAAATTCTTACACATCTCAACGGACGAAGTTTATGGTGACATAGATGAGTATTCGGCGATTGAAACCGATAACATTATCCCAAGTTCATATTATTCCGCAACTAAGGCGTCTGCAGATATGTTGGTAACGTCTGCGGGTAGAACATATGGGTTTCCATACTTAATCACACGTACTTGTAATAATTACGGAGAAAACCAACACAACGAAAAATTTGTACCAAAGATTATTAACTCAATTAAAAAAGGTGATGAGGTACCAGTGTATGGTGATGGTGAACAAGTTCGGGAATGGATACATGCTGACGATAACGCCAAAGCGATATTAACCCTATTAATGTCTGATGAGGTTAATACGGTATATAATATTGGGACTGGCGAATCGTATACTAATAACCAAATAATTGGAATAATTAGTAATATTTTAGGTAAGGAAGTTAAGTTTAAATACGTTGAAGATAGACTGGGTCATGATAGAAGATATTCATTAAGTTCTTTAAAATATGAAAACAAATTTGGTGTTATACAAAATACTAAACTAACTGAATGGTTAAAAAAAATAATTAATTAAATAAATAAAAATGGTAGAAAAACAAAACAGATTACTTAATGCGTTGAACGCAAAGTATACTGCGGAAATGATGGATGCTTTAGCAAGATTAGAAGTTTATATAACTTCACCTGTGGCAATTGGTGAACATCCACAACACACAGAAGAAATGGATAAATTAATTGAACAGTATACAAATGCTAAAGATAAGGCTGAGTCGTTGATGATTATGAAAAATGAATTAGGTTTTTAACTAATTAAATAATATGGAAGAAGGTTTATTAATATATAACTCAGTATTCGAAGATAATCGAGGAACATTTGCACCTTTACCTTTAAAATTTGGTGAAGGTAAATTATCGGTATTACGTAAAAATTGGGTACAAAGCAACGTTAGTGTTAACCCTAATAAATTTACGTTTAGAGGGTTACATTTCCAAGTAGGAGATTTCGCTCAGTCTAAGTTAATTAAGGTCATTACAGGGGAGATAATTGACTTTATCGTTGATATTAGACATAGTTCGCCTAACTATCTGAAGATTTATAAGTTTGTTGTAAAACCTAACAATGAATTGTTTGTTCCAAAAGGATTTGCCCACGGGTTTATAACTACCGAGGATAATACGGTAGTTCAATACTTGGTGGATAACGACTACTCACCATTAAATGAAGGTTCTATTTTTTGGGGGGATTTTAATTTAATTAAACAAACAATAGAGAGAGTTATTGGTGATAGTAAATTAATCATTTCAACCAAGGATTTAGTAACTAAAAATTTTAATGTCTAATCAAGCGATAAAATTTCATGAGAATAAAACAATACCTATTGAACTGCCAAGTCCGACAGGTACAACTTTCGTTGACATAAAGTTAAAGAGTGGTAAGAACGACCTTAGTTTTATTATTGAAGTTTATAAAACCAAAGACATTAAGGGTTTAACCAATAAAGTAATACAACACTATATCTATAAACAATTATCATCTTATCTAACACTATTCTCAATTGATGATGAATATAACATAGAGACTTTTAATTTTATTGATTGCTAAGATATTTATAGTGAAAACATTACTATGAAAAATGAAATTTTAAAAGATAAAATTTTTGAAGCTATTAAACAACAAGAATTATTAACTGAACAAAAAACAGGTACTAAGGATTTTATTGAGATGGTTTCTCTGTTATTTCACTCTAGAACTCAAGCCCATACATTACATTTACAGACCAAATCATTTGCAGAACACAGTGCGTTAAATGGGTATTATGACGAAATTGGAGGATTGGTTGATGGGATTATAGAATCGTATCAAGGTAAATACAGTATCATTAAAGGATACAAAAAATATGATATTGAAGATTATAAAGACTCAACAACTACTATTAATTATTTTAAAGACCTTTGTGGGAAAGTTAATGATTTAAGAGATTGTTGTAAAGATTCTTATATCCAAAATCAAATCGACACTGTTTGTGAGTTAATTAATTCAACATTATATAAATTAAGATTTTTAAAATAATTAAATCAGTATTTATTATTATGAATAAACGAGAAATTCTTAACAATTTAATTATAAAAATAGTTTCATGTAAAACTCAAAATGAGCTTAAAGAAATTATTAAAGAGATTAATTTGTTTATTAAAGAATATTCAATTGTTGATAATTCTAACGAGTATGAAAGACTCAAAAACGCCGTTGGAATTATGAAAATAAAATTAAAAAGAAAATTTATGTTTGATGAGTCAAAATCAATTCGTATTACTGAGTTTGATTTATCTAAAATTGTTAAATTAATTATTAAAGAACAACTTGAAGGTCAAGGGGAAAATCCTTTGTCGGAAAAAGAGATTAGATTATTCAAATATCTTAATAAACATAAACAAGATATGGGTAAACAATCTGAAATGTTAGCCTTTATTAAAACCATGATGCCTTTCGTGGGAAGACCCGAATCTGACTCGAGATTCTATTACGAAGTTTATACCGCAAATTACAGACCTAATGGTGATTACGAGAATTTAGATAAGACAACTTTCAGAAACTTCAGAGAGTTTAAACAAAGAAAAACGCCAAACAATAACGCTTACCAATTCAGTAGTGCTAAAATCCCATTCAAAGGGTCAAATCTTGAAGGTTACTGGGATGTTAATCGTAAAAACGAGTGGTATTATGTGGTTAAATCTTATAATTGGTACCCTGTTTATTTATTCATCAACAATCAATGGTATAAAGTTAGTAACCCCTATTCATCATCAACATCAAAACAAATGTCACACGCTAATCCTGTAAGATATAATTCAGGTTTAGATGCTAAAGTTATTAGTGTAACAAAAGTAGAAATCCAAAATCTTATTGACGGAAAAAGTTTAGATGATGTTAAATCCGAAAGAGTAACTAATTTTGGTGATAAATTTGCATCGGCGTTAATTGGTACTAAAAAGTTATTAAGTATTGGTTGGGGGGATAATAGAAAAAAAGTTAATTATACTATTAGTAACGTTAAGAGTGAAGATGGTAAAATTAAGATTGAAGTTACTATTAATAAAGCGGGTACCATCGAAGGTACAAATAAGATGGTTATTAACCCTGAAGGTTATGTACACCCAAGTCCTTTCTCAGAAGATTTAGAAAATGGTATTAAATCAAAAATAATGATAGATAACAAAGATTATTTAACTGATGATAATACTGAATTTACTTTCAACCACCCCACAAAATAAAAATAATGTCAACCCAAATTCCAAACGTTCCTGATAAAGCTATTTTAAAATATGCTCATATGGTAAAACCAAACTATGAGTTTACTATGGAAGAACAAAGTGGTGAAAAGTATCTTATATTAGTTGTTGATTACCCTAAAATGGATAAAAATAGTGGTGAGTTTGATGAGGAATATTATAAAGGGTTAATCAGAACAAGACCTCAAGGGGCTCACATTTGGATTAATGATTCTAAGTGGCCAATACTTAATGTTACTAAAGACATTGAAAAGTTTTTTAATGTTAATTTATTAGTTGGTTATAGTTTTAAAAATTATGACTACCTAAACGACATTAAGGGTATTATTAAAGAAGCGGTGTTAAAATCTAGCAGACCTGAGGTTGATGTGGAATTTAATGCGGAATGGGATAGTCCTAAAATAGGTTTGGTCTTCCATAATTTTAAAATGAATGTTCATTCTGCAAATACAATTTATCAAGAAGAATTACAAAACATGTTAAGTAATAGGATTGATTTGTCACAATATCGGTTAGTAACAACTGCGGGGCCTAAAAAGTAATTCAAAATAATTAAAAATATTTTTGTAATTGTCATTATTTGTTGTATCTTTGTATTCACAAAACACAACAACTATGACACAGACATCCACAATCCAAAGAGTTCAAGAGTACAAAGGTAAAAACAGTTTCATCGGGAAGATGAAGGACACCTTAACTAAGTATGGTAAACTAACCCCTAAACAAGAAGAGGTGGTTGTTAACATTCTTGAAAAAGAGGAGAGTGAAGTTAAGAACACACGTAACTTTAACATCAATGTTATTGGTGAGACTTTGAAAGTTGGACGTGCAGTTGGACAAGGATTGAAAGAAAAATACGAACTTCAATTCAACCCAATCCTTTTGGACATCACTAAAGTGTTGGCGGTATCACCTAAAGCGGTTAAGTTCGCGGGTAAGATGACCATCAAACGTGGTAACATTTGTATGTGTTGTGGAAGAACTTTAACTGATGAGTTCTCAATGATTACCAAGTTAGGTAAGACTTGTGCAAAACACATGAAAGTTGAGTACATCAAAAACATCAGTGAGGTTGAACGTTTCCGTAAGGATTACATGAAACGTGTTGAGGAAATCGGTGAAATGGAATTTTGGGTTCCTAAACGCCAAATCATCAAATGGGATGGTAAAACCGAAATCATCTTGAAGATGATGTAAGAAATGGGGGTTTGACCCCCATTTTTATTTTAATTATATTTCAACTATGTCACCATATCCAAAAAGATTAGAAACTTTATTAGAGAGAATATACGAGAATTACCCCACAATGAGGAGGAATCCTGATTTTAAGTACTTTTATCTATTCCAAAGTCATCCAAATAATGTGGATACTTTTATTGTTTTAACTGGTGAGGTTTTAGAATGGGATAATGAGATTCATTCATACCTAAGAAGTATAACTCAGATGTTAGGTTTTGAATTTGCAATGATGAAATGGAATGACTTTGATATGTCAATTAAGAAACAATTGGAAAAAGTCTATGACGAATTCAGGGGTGGTGGTAATAAAGTTGTGTTTTATGAAGTATGGTAATTTGACTTTTTCTTATTTAAACCTATAATAGAGTAACAAGCAAACAAAAAAGAAATTATGACAATTAAACAAGCGTTGAAGTTGAAGAACAAATTAGTAAAAGAAATTACTGAGGCAATAATGAAAGTACAGACGTACAATTCTGTTGAGGTTGGTAATACTAAACCGTATTCTTCAAAAGAATCCTTGGATGAGGTAACTAACCTAACCAATCAATTGGTTGAGTTAAAAACTCAAATCCACCAAGCAAATTTACCTGTGTATGGTAAAATATTCAGAATGTCTGAATTAAAATCATTGGCTTCTAAACTTAAGGCAATTGACTGTACCGAAGGTACTGCAAATGATTACTACTCTCGAAGAAGTGAGGCCGTAATCACTAAAACCGCTGAAATCTCAATCTTAGATAGAGATACAATGGTGAAAAATATGGAGTTAGAGATTGAGAAAATCCAAGACGAATTGGATACTCACAATGCTTTGACCCAAATATAATAGTCTGTGGAAGTATTGTCACTTTAGTTTATCTTACAACTTATTCTGGTGATATTATGATTTTGATGTAGTACAGTCCTTCAGTCAAGATTCAAGTGTTCAACAATTTTTAAGTCAAAATTTAACACTCGTAAATTGATAAATAACTTAAGTACATACCAAACAGATTATAAAAAAACCCCTCTTCGGAGGGGTTTTTAAGTTTTAAAATTTTATTAAAAAATCTATTGAGATTG